AACCTTGGGTGATACGACTCAAAGTCAAATTCTACGAAGATATCGTTAAGTGGAGAGAATGCTTTCCTCTGTTCTTGTGTAAGAGCAGCAAAGTTAAGATTATGAATAGAGTTAGATGGTCTTGATGTAGTTGTAAAGAAGTTATAGTTCTGATATATCTTCTTTTTGTGAATATACTTTAACATATGGTCACCGAATATCTTTGTGAAGTCTGTATTGACTCCGATACCATTTAATTCTAATTCACCGAAAGCATTTATAAAGTCATCGTGGAATTTATCTAACTTATTAAAATCTGTCATATCTGTATAATGTGGAACATCTTGACATAGTTGTTCTATCATCTTATCTAACGGATAATAATATGTAAAATCATCTTGGTCGTAAAAGTTATCCCATTGAATGTGGTCGAGTGGTTTGTTGGTCATCCAATAATTTAGGACATCAGCACAACATTGTTTACGACCAGCAAAATCAACTGTATATCCAACTTTCCAATCGTCAATCAACATTCCTTCGTCTGCTGGATAGTCTATACCAACAGTCATCTTCTCATAATGATTAGCATAAACTAACTTATGTTCTAACACATCATACATTAAAACTATGTCATTTAACGGGTGAGATTTAGACCAGTTAGGTTTAGAGATAACCAATTTAATCATATGTTAAGTTACATATAAAATGTCATAAAGTCAATAGTTTTTTATGTACCATCTATAAATCTCTACCTCTCCCTGTTGTCTTTATCACTTCCTCACCTGGAGCAAAAACATCTTTTAACAAACCAATCATATTGGCAAAATTTTTGTCTAAATCTTTACAAAAATCGTTAACTCCTGTTTGTGAATTACCAAAAAACCAATCTGGTAACATAATCATTGGTATTTGACTTGTTAATCCATCTATGTGAGTAACATCTATTACTTGTACAAATCTTTTTTTATCTTTTTCAACTTTTCCCTCGTTGTCACTTATGAACATAAAAGCTATACTTGACATTACACATCCAAATTTTTCATCAATATTACCAGATTTTACCACATCCCCCACATTAACTACCTCATAAGGTCTAGCAACATTTCTAACATCATATGGTCCAGTCCAATTATAAAACCATTTATTAAAAAAATCTTGTAAATCTTTATCTGTGATAACTTTTTTAAGTAATTGATCTACATTATAATCACCTGACCTATTATTTATAAACTTTACCTTATCAAAAAATTCCTTTACTGCATTTCTATAAGAAATTAGAACATCTTTATCTTCTATCAAAGTAGTTATAAGAATATCGTCTATTTGTGGATTAAAATATTCCATATTCAATTCTGGTTCTAATTCTTTTTTAACATGAACCAAAGTTGATTTGTTTGTAAGTGCAGCACTTTTAATATATTTTGAAATTGTTTTTTGAAATGCAAATATAAAAGCAACATCTTGCATACTTTGGGGATATCCAAACTCCATTGATAATATTCGTGAATCTCCATATATACCTATTTTAGCAGATGCATCATCTAATTTAATAGTTTTATCATCATAGGCAACATAAACTTTATGTGCTATCATATAATCTGGATCTACATGTACAGGCTCAGCATCTCTAGCAGCATTCACAAATCTTTTAGTGTTAGTGTTTTTACCTGTAAGCAATTTCTTTAGATACTCATTACCTAATCTTGGTTTTTGTAAGTCAGGATCAACAATATCACCTTTCTTAGTTGGTCGTAATCTCATTACAGTTTGATAAGTTGTTTGCCAATTAGTATCTACATTTTGTTCAACATTTACTACTTGAAAATATATTTTATCTTGATAATGATTTGGTAAAAAATTAATAGAAAAAATATCTCCATAATTTAAGTAAGTATTACCATGAACTGTTAATGTTAATTGAACTGGTAAGATGGGTGATACAGATGTATCAGATTTACCTAATATAGTGGATAGTCTTGCTAATTTACCATAATAATCTCGTATACTATCTGCAGGGAGTATATCATCATCTTCTTGAAAAATTAAATCATCTTGATTTACAGTTGACACTCCATTTTCAGTTGTGTTAACTTTCTTTGTTAATAAAGAACCAACCATGTTTGTCCAATCATTTTTAGTATTGTTTGATAATTTAATATCCATTTTAGCAACAACATCATTTGTTTTATCTTGTGAAAAATCATAAGTAGACTTTTCTTTAGGTTTATCACCACCTTCCTTACTTTTTATAATGGGTAAAGATTTAAAATGGACTTTCCCTTTATCAGGTCCTAGTATTCTAAGAAAGTTAAGATTATCTGTGGTTTCATCGTCAAAAAATTCAAAATCACTCTTCTCACCAATCGCAATCATCGATGCTAATCCACCTTTAGGCATTCCTAATTTATAATCAAGATTTGAAACAATAGAGTTTTCAGTCATTACATCAAAAACAAACAATTCTTCTTTTTTTGGTATAATTGGAACTAAATTAACATCTTGTAAAGTTATACCACTAAATGACCTATTCAATGCACCCATCTTCAATTTAAAAATACCATAAGAATCTTTATTTAAGCTTTCAATAATACTGACAAGAGCATCGTTAACATTTTGTTTTTGAGCAAAAGTTTTAGATATTAATTGTACCGATATAAATAATTCTCGTAATGGTATAACTGGTAATTCATATTGATTACTATATGATTTTTGATTTTTATATTCTTCCTCTGTTATTTTTCCGTTATATGAATTTTGCCAATTATCAGGATATAAAAATAAACTTAATTCTTCATTAGCTCCTAGAAGTGCTTTTTGTCTTGCAACTAAATTATAATCCCATCTGACAAAAGTATCTATAGTATTGTAATGAACATTATGCATACCTCTTTCATCAGATATTGAATTTTCTGAAATTATACCATTTAAAAATAAGTCTTCAAATAAACCATAACTAATATATAAAACATCTTTGTCATTTCTTTTACCACCAGCAACATCAGTAACATTTTGGTAAAATAATCCAGTTTGTACAGCTTCTTGTGGTATCACTCCAATATTTTTTTTACCAGTTGCAGTTTGTGATATCTTTATATTTTCATAAAACTTTTCTCTTACTTTCTGTCTATCACTACTACTCAGTCTATCATAAAACTCTAATTCAGCATTACCTATTGTTTTGTTATCTTTACCAGTTGCATTAGTTATAGTTTTTATAATAAGTTCTTCCATTTTATTAGCAAATATAAATTTTAAGTTGTTATCTTCGGTTATCTCACTATCTAGTAAACTAGCATTTTCTGACACCAATGTTAATGAACACACAAAAGATCCTTGTTGGTTTACTGTGGTATCAAAATTAGTCACTTTACCAATTATAACATCCATAACCCCAAAATTATCATTTAAAATACCAGAAGTTTTCCAATCATCTTTGATAATTGCATTTTCATTCCTGTCATTATTTGGATAATAATAATACACACCTCTACTATTTTTTATGAGAGTTTCTCCATTAGGTCCTTTACCAACACCACCATAAATATCGTTTTTAAATTGACTTAACTCTAAGTCTTTATTAGATATAATTGTTTCTACATCATAAGGTTTGAAGTTTGTATCCGACCAACCATAATCAACAATAACGGTTGCACCTGGTTTTAAAAAGTAAGGTAAAAATATTGTTTCAAAATCATGTTTATTATGCACCACAAAAGATACAATAGCATTTTTTATCGCACCAAGCGAACCTTCTGTTTTAGTTGATAACTGTGTAATACCAGCTTTTGGTTTTAAAAGTGGGTTGTTAGTTAACTCTTTAAATATAATGTCTCCGACAGGTTCATTAGCCTCTACATAACTATCATCTCTGTTATCATTAACAATATTATAAACTAGTTCCGCTCTATTACTACCAGAAATCAATACTGGTGCCCACATTCTAGCGAATGGTGTTCTATCCCCAAGATAATCTTGAAAGGTTAAATCATTTGATTCTAAAGGTTCGGACTTAAAACTACCTTGTTGTAAATTGTTAAATATATCAACAGTAGATTTATCTATATTAGAACCAAAGATTCTATCATTAAATTTTGGCATTTTACTTTAAAACTGCTTGTTCTGTCGAAATTGGCACCCTTAATTGAGTACCAGCCTCAATGTTATTAGATTTTAAATTATTTACTGAAGCGATGTACCACCAAAGTTCTGGTGTACCATAATATTCGGCTGATAGTAAATCACATCTATCACCATCAACTGCAATCAGTAATATGTCTGAATTTTTTTCTTCAAATGTGGGAAGATTTGATGTCCCAATTCGAGTAATTCCGTTTTTACTATATCTTTGTATTCGACTGTACCTACTCATTATGACCTACCCCCATAAAATAAACCAGTTCCATTTGCACCATACTTTAAACTTGGTGGTCGTTTACTTAATATCTGATATGATAAGGCAATATCAAATAATCTAGGTAAGGCTTGATTTGCATCCCAATCACCACTTTCATTGACAGTATATGAAATTGATTTTATAAATCCAAACTGTCCTTTAACCCTATTCCCAATATGTGCCACATAAAGTTCCGTAAAAGGAGCTTTCATTCTATTTAAACCCATACCATCATCTATATAATCAGGATAAGCCAATGAAGTTAACCTATCCATTTTTATATACATAGCATTAAATTGTTCTATATTATTTGGATACACTCTTAAATTAAAACTTATATCTCTATCCGCTTTATCATAATTATAGACAGGCTCACTCCTACCAACATAATTTGTTGGATTCCAACTTGGACTTACATTTTCTGTCATACCAGTCACAAATCCTCTAAAATAAATAAATTTATTATCTCTCAAATCTTTTATTCTAACATAATAATCACCTGCTCTTACTGGATTACTTAAATCAGTTTCAAGTGGTGGGAAAGTTCCTACCACTCCATATTGTGGTAAGTTAATATCATCCTCATCCATAACCGCACTTTCTGCAATCCTATCTTCATAACCATGTAATCTATACCTCTTTTCACCAAGTTCAAATACAGCATTATGTTTTCCAGGTCCAGATAAATCTATGAATGGTGTTCTATTAAATTTCTTAATTGGAATTTTTATTTTACTTGCTGCTTTTGAAAGCTTTCGAAGTGCATCACCTGATTTAAATTGTTTTTTCTTCCCCTCATCATTTTTAAAAGGTAATTCTATATTTCTCTGTTTAGTAAGACCGTAATCATTTACAACCTCACTAACAACATCGGTTTGGATAGTAGGTTTATTTGAATATGCATCTCCTAAATTTTTAAAAGGTAATCCATAAGTTGGTCTTTTTGAATATTCAATTGTTAAAAGCTTTCTTAAACTAGCAACTGTTGGACCTAAATCATTTATATAAGCATCCGCCTGACCTATCCCCAACCCCATACCAGTAAGTTCAGTTGTTGCATCACTTATTGCCGGTAAGGCTGGAAATATAATATTAGAAAGACTAAATTTATTAGGTGCATAAAGAAAGTTAGATGCATTTTCTCTTAGTATAGCATTGGTGCCAGCAGGACTTTTGTAAAATTTTAGTATCCTTGACCTTTGGTCAGCAGGACCTTCGGTTGAACCAATTTCTGATATAAAGTATGGTTCACGACCTCTCTCAGGTGATGAGTATCCAAACATGTCTAAATTACTTAAATCACCCATACCAGCTCTTGCTGTATTTATTATAGTTTGACCATACTGTATTTGAATTCTATCTTCTAATTTAGGAGCAGTTTGGTCGGTGTTATAAAGGGTTTCAAAAACAAAATCACCTTGACCAAGATTATTATCTTGTCCTATTGTTGTTGTATCAAAAGTTCTTTGTTTTATTTTAGTATCATCATAGACATCTGGATTATTAAATATACCAGTTCCTAATTCATAATTAGTTGTAACAGGATTTCCAAAAGTTATTTTGCTTGCTATTTTACTATCTGGTTTGTATAGTTGTTCTATATTACCGACATCAGGTGTTTGTTCCTCTGCTGGTGTAGGATCACTTATCGGAGCTCCACCACCAAATCCAGCTTGTTCAAATATATCTTTTAAATTTTCTAGTGCCATTATGTTACAGGCCTTCCACCAGGAGGTGATTCAATAGTCGCCAACAATACACCACGATCTGACTTTAATTCACCAAATACTTCAACTCTACCATTACCTACTGAACCAGCTGGTTGTGGACCGAAATCATTTGTTGATATTGGATTAGTTGTAGCAATTACTGAATCCATTGGATTTAATCTAAACACACCAGCAGGTCCTGCCATTACAGATATTCCACCTCTACCACCACGATAGTCATTTGTTTGTCCAATATATCCCATTTTTGCGTCCATAATACCACTACCTTTACCTAGTCGAGTTAATCCCAAAGTTGCGATATCAGCAAGTCTTAACAAACCATTAAAAAGTGAAATTAAACCATTTATAAAACCAATAACATCGTTTTTAAATTTTCTCATACCCTCTGGTGTCATAAGTGATTTTTGAAAAGTTTTCAACATTTCCGCTAAAGGTTTTCCTAACTCATCCATTACAGCAGCACCAACCATTTTTAAAGAATTGATTATACTTGTTAAACCGCTTAAAGCATCTTGTCCAACCAAATCATCAAAATTCTTTCCAGCTAAAGCACCTTTTAAAGTTAATTTATCAGCACCAGCTACTAATTTATTCATCTGAGCCACAGAAACCCCAATTGATTGAGCAAGTGATTTTCTCTGTAATACATTTAATTTGTTAAATTCAGCTTCACTACCAAGTTGTTTAAGGACATCATCCATCATTCCTGTCATATCACCTTGTAATGCTAGTTGTCTTGCTCTTTGAAAATTTAATTGTTTTCCAATCATTACAGAAGCTTCTACTTCTTTGCCTATTGAACTTTCAAAATCTAACAATCCCTCAGCAATTTGAGAAGTTGTTTGTAAAGAAATACCCATCTGCCTAGCTTGAATAGCTGCTTCAGCAATATTTTCACCAGTTCCTTTTGTAAATTTTGCAATCTCTTCTGCTGAACCAGCCATGTCTTGTAAGACTGCTCTTGGTGCAACACCTCTTTGAGCGGCTAACTGAGCAGTAGATTCTATTAAATTTTCAGCTTGGTCTTTAGTCAAATTACCAATTTGCATAAAAGTACCAAATAACTTGGTAGCTTCATCATTAGAAAGACCAGTAGCAACTGCTGTATCTAAAACTGTATCTGCTATATCTCTTGTCTCACCTAATGAAATTCCAAACTCAGATGATAATTGAGATGAAACAGCAAGAACATCACTAAGATTTTTACCTATCATCATAGCTTCATTTCCAGCATCAATTAAATCATTTCTAAATTCTTTGTTTTTATTAGTCATAAATCCAAATGTCTCACCGACTGCATCAATCTTTTTTGAAAATCCTGTTGCTGCTTTTACCAACAAACCAACAATAGCACCAGCTAAACCCAATGCTGCTAATTTTGGATTTGCAGTAATACCCGCTTTGAAATCTTTTGCTTTTGATGCTAAACCACCAGTTGCTTTATCAGCCATGCTCATTAATTTCTTACTAATCTGTTGTTGTTGTACTCTTTTTACCTCTCCTTTTAAAATTTCTTTTAAAGCCTCTTCATCTGCCTTAATTAAAGGAACTCCTTTTAATTTTTCACTATTTAGTCTCTTCTCACTTGCTGCTATTTGAGCTTGCAATCCAGCAATATCAGTTTGCCCCATGTTTAATGATTCTAAAACCTCAAGTTGTTCTGATGAAACATCGTTTAATTGACCTTTCCAAGTAACTTGACCTTGTATATTTTTTAATAATCTACCTTGTGCTTTTTGTGATTCCTTTTGTAATGTTGCTGATTTACTCTCCTGTGTCGCAAACTCTTTTGCCTTTTTTAATCTACCTTGTATTGAAGCTTCTATTTGTTTGTAAAGTGGCTGTTGAGATGCTAACTGAGCACTTTCTTTTTGTCTTGCTTTAAATGCAAGTTCTTGTAACCTTACTATTTCCTTTTGAGTATTTTTATATTTAACAGAATCCTTGTCAAGATTTTTTAACAAGTTTTGTTGTTTTTCTAACTCTTTATTTATTTCTTTTGTTGTTTTTAAATCAGCCATTGTTTAACTTATATTCCAGCAAATGGATCATCAAGTCCTCTTGCCTTTAAATTTTTCTTTAAAATATCATTTGCCTTTTTAAAATGTTTCATAGCGTCATCATAAGCTTTTTTCTCTGCTTTTTTAAGGTCTTTGATTTTTTTCTTTTTAGTTAAAACACTAATTATCTTATCAATAAGTCCCTCTGATAATATATTTTTTCTATGTAAATATGACATGATACAATACTCCTATATACACTTATAAATATAAAGAAAAGAGTTATTTTGGATTAAATCTACGAGGTATTGTAGGTTGAGATTTTTGATTTGCGTTATCCATCTGTTCCTTTTCTTTTTTCTTCAAGTCCATAAACTCACGAAGATAAAAGTTTTTTAAATGAACAGGCATATTATAGACATCACTAAATGTGAAGCCAGGTGTTCCATAAATAAAGTAAAATATAGATTGATGTATGTCTAATTTATTAGACGGACTTAGGCCAAAAAAACTCAACTGTAAGTGGGATTGACACACTCACAGCTTCACCTCCTATTTGGATTTCCGATGTCAAATCAATATCGGGAGAAATTTCTTGAATGTAATTTCTCAATGCCACAGAGTCACGAGCCAACATATTTTGTGAAAAGGCAGTTATTGTTTCTGGTTTATTATCACCATCAACTTCTATAATTGTATAACGAAGTCTTGTTGATATTTCTGTATTGTATCCAAATTTTTTAGATTGTTCCAAGTCTTTTTCAATTAGTTTCTCTTCTACACCAGTTAATAATTTAAACTTCAGTTTATTCTTTCCAACTGGAGTTTCAAAATCAAACGAATTATCTGTATAATCTACATCTTTAGGTAGTTCTTTAAATGGACATTCTGTTAAGTCAAAAGTGTGTTGAACTTGTTGATCAATATTTTTTGGATTTGTTACCTCACAAAGATATTCTGGACCATAAGCAAGAATACGAGCTGCAACCAATACAGCATTTTTATCACCTAAAACAAGATGTTCTTGTTTAACACCGTTGGTTACTATTAAACTATCTAGTAATTTATCAATAACAACACCTTTTTTAATGAGATTTTCAGACATCAATATGTCTTCTTCTCGTGTTGTCATATATTTTAATTCAACTTTACCATCAGCCAAAGGTGAATCTTTTGGATATACCTTTCCTTGTGATGGAAGGTCTATAACTTCCGTAGGAAATTTGTGTTCTGACATTATAACTCCTTAATACTAATAACTATTAGAATTCAAGTATAGCGTAATCGTACCTCAATGTAAGTGTGATTTCAACAGGCTCAGATGCACTAAAGTCTAAATCACCAAATGTAGCGTCTTGAATATAAGTTCCATATAGTGTCCATTTTTCAACAATGTCACCAACAGGTCCTAATACTTGAAAATTAACATTTTTCTTATAAAAATCTTGATATCCATCACGACCAGTAGCGGACTCATGATGTAATCTTACCCATTCAATAACAGCAGAAGCAGCAGAAGGAACAATCGGGTCATACAAAGTAATTTGCATTGTTTGCCAACGACCTTTACCTTTGACATACTTGGTAATATTCATGTGTTCCAAAACTACTTCGTCAAAAGTAATCTGTGGTCTTTGTGCTGTTTTAATTGTAAAAGCTGGGATACCTGCAATTTCCATGATGAAACGATTTTTTAACTTCGGTTCATATGGTGTGTAAAATATCTTATTCGCTTCTAATAATTCTGCC